CACCGCCCATATCTGGCCGACCCCACAGCAGCGCTTTAACGGGGTGGTTGAGCAGGCTGAGATCCCACCTAGGGGACTCATCGGTCCCAAGGTTCTGGATCTTCTGCATCTGGTGGATGAGGAACTCGTGGTTCTTATCTGTCATCATCTTGCGCTCATCGGTGTCAAGGAGCACAAAGTTACCGTAGAACTGCATCTTGTCTGGGGCAGTGCCGTCGCCCAGGCGGATCTTCAGCTCCACCTCGTGGTACTGGAGGGCAACCAGGGGCAGGGGGTAGCCGTCGCAGAAGGAGAAGTGCAGGGGCATCCAGGTGTTCCCAGAGGCGCGGGTCAGGTCCTGACGTGCGGTGCCGGACGGGACGTTCTGGGTGAAAACGGGACCCGCCTTTGCCCCGTTGTCGATGAGGAACTTGTTCCACAGCTGCACCATGAAGAAGGCGTCCTGGCGGTCCACCAGCTGACCACCTATGTACCACTCGAAGATGGCGCCGCCATTCTCTGCCTCAGCACCGATGAGACCCGGGAGACCGTTGGCGGCGGTGCCACCCAGGGTGCCGGTGGTGCCGAGGTCGATCCAGATGGAGGACAGGAGGTCACCCGCCCTGGGGATCTTCACGGTGATCTCGGAGTTGGCAGCGATCGTGCCGATCACATCGAGCTTGACGGGCTTGGTGGTGAAGTTGGTGTGACGCTTGTACACCTGCTGAAAGAAAGAGACCTCGGGGTCGCCAGTGATGTAGGCATCCTGCACGCCCTGAGCCACGAGCTGAACAAGTGATCCAGACATTGTTATATTATACTAGGCAGATAAGTTTTTTCAATAAAGTTTTCGGCGCATATGGAAGTAACAATGGTACAGTTTCAGGCATATGCGTGGGAAGCCCGTGATGTGGATGAGGAGTACCTCATCAGCATCTTTGGAAGGTGTGCCAACGGCAAATCGATATGTGTGACGACGGCATTTAAGCCCTACTTCTTCATCAAGCTAAGCAACAGCATCACGGAACCGCAGTGCCGTGATCTTTTCCAGAAGGTCCAGAAGGTGTGCCAAGGGATGGTCAAGTCTTATGAACTCCTGAGGTCGAAGGATATCTGGGGGTTCCAGAATGGCACGAAGTTTCCGTTCATGAAGCTGAACTTTGACACACTGGCGTCGATGAAGATGGCTGACCGAAAACTGCAACGCCCCTTTGAGGGCGACCGCTTCCCCCAGAAGATCTACGAGTCCAACATCGACTCCGTGCTCCGCTTCATGCACCGGACCGGTATCAGCAGTACCGGGTGGCTGGAGTCTGGACCCTCGTGCGCGCGCAACAACGTGGCTCTTGTGGACATCGATCTGTTCTGCAACGACTGGAAGACTCTGAAGCCCGTGGATGTCAAGGGGAATGCTCCGTTCGTGGTGGCGTCGATGGATATTGAGTGCTTCAGCCACGACAACAAGTTCCCCGAGCCTCAGGTGCCCGAGAATGCCATCTTTCAGATTGCCCTGTCTCTCCGCCGTCTGGGTGAGAAGGAGTGCTACAAGAATGTCTGTATGTGCTACAAAGAGACGGACGAGATCCCGAACGGTGAGGTGTGGGAGTACCCCACCGAGAAGGACTTGCTCGAGGGCTTCTCGGAGTTCCTGAGGGACGAGGGGGTGGATATAATGACTGGGTGGAACACCTTTGGGTTTGACTACGAGTATATCATGATCCGCGGGGGGATGCAGAAGTGTGCTCCCGAGTTCTACAACATGGGGAAGCTCAAGGGGGTGGATTCGGACCTCGTGTACAAGATGCTCTCGAGCAGTGCTCTGGGGGACAACAAACTCAAGATCATCCCGATGCCCGGTCGCTACAACTTTGACCTGTTCCAGGAGGTGAAGCGTGAGAAGAAGCTGGAGTCCTACAAGTTGGACTTTGTGGCTGAGACCTTCTTGGGAGACCACAAGTTGGATGTGGATCACAAGCAGATCTTTGCCTCCTTCCGTGGAGGCAACTCGGCTGAACTGGGGCGGGTGGCGGAGTACTGCGTGCAGGACACCCTCCTGCCCCACCGCCTCTGTGACAAGTTGGCAACCATCCTGAACCTCATTGAGATGGCAAAGGCGACGTGGGTCCCGATGTCCTATCTGTCCGAGCGGGGTCAGCAGATCAAGGTGTTTTCCCAGCTCACCCGGAAGGCTCGGGAGCTGGGGTATATGGTCCCCAACATCCGCTTCCGCAAGGCTGGGGAGTTGGAGAATGAGGATGGGTATGAGGGTGCGACGGTTCTGGATGCGCAGAAGGGTGCCTACTACCGCCCCATCACAGCCCTTGACTTTGCCTCGCTGTATCCATCCATCATGATGGCTCACAACCTTTGCTACAGCGCCTTGGTGATGGACCCCAAGTACGACAACCTGCCTGGGGTGAACTACGAGTGTTTCCAGGTGGGGGATAAAACCTTCAAGTTTGTGCAGGACTTCCCTGCGGTGCTCCCAGAGCTGTTGAGGGAGCTGAAGGAGTTCCGCAGCCAGGCGAAGAAGGACATGAAGAAGTTCCCAGAGCACTACGAGGTGTTCAACGGGAAGCAGTTGGCTTACAAGATCAGCAGCAACTCTGTCTACGGCTTCACCGGCGCATCCAAGGGCATCCTACCCTGCAAGCCCATTGCCAGTACCACCACCTGTCGGGGGCGCCAGATGATCGACGAGACCAAGACCTACGTGGAGGCAAACTTCCCCGGAGCCAAGGTGAGGTACGGGGACACTGACTCGGTGATGGTGGAGTTTGACACCCAGGGGATGTCCGTGGAGGAGGCGCTGGAGTACTCGTGGAAGGTGGGGGAGCAGGCTTCTGCGGAGTGCACCAAGCTGTTCAAGAAGCCGAACGACCTGGAGTTGGAGAAGGTCTACTACCCCTACTTCCTCTACAGCAAGAAGCGGTACGCTGCGAAGCTGTGGACCAAGGGCAAGGACGACAAGATGCACTTTGACTACGTGGACATCAAGGGGCTTCAGGTGGTTCGTCGGGACGGGATTGCCTTCACTCGGGACACGTGCAAGGAGCTGTTCGACATCATCCTGGAGAGCAACAACCCCGAGGCTGCCAAGGAGCTGGCGGTCCGCCGTGGCACTGAGCTGGTGGACGGGCGGGTTCCGATGGAGAAGCTCCAGCTCTCCCAGAAGTTGGCGGACTCCTACAAGAATGAAAACATGGCGCATGTCCAGGTGGTCAAGAAGATCCGTGAGCGCGCGCCAGGGTCCGAGCCTCAGTCGGGGGATCGGGTTCCCTATGTGCTGGTGGACACGGGGGACAAGAAGGCGAAGATGTTCGAGAAGTCCGAGGACCCCAAGTGGGTTCGGGAGAATAACATCCCCCTGGATTACCAGTACTACTTCACCAACAAGTTCGTCCAGCCAGTGTGCGATGTCTTGGAGCCACTGGTGGATGATCCCAAGCAGGAGATCTTTGGCGGTCTCCTCCCCAATAAGCGTACCCGTAAGCCAAAGGCTGAAAATGGGCAACCCTCCATCACAAAATTCTTCGATAATAAGGAATAGGGGACATACTAAAGTAGTAGAGATGACAGATGATTTTTCCGATATCAAGGCGCTTATCGAGAAACGGGTTAATGAGAAGGTCAACGCAACGATCGCAGTCTTTGTCACCAACCTCGCACGACGATACAAGATGAATCCTCACGACGTCCTCAAGTGCTGCCCCACTGCAGGCGATCTGGCTTCAGGGGTTTCAGCTCCCAGTACAGCAAACAGGTGTCGGGGGATGTGTGGGAAGGGTTCAAAGACCCGTCAGTGTTCTAGGGCTGCCAAAGACGGCAGCGGGTACTGCGGGATGCATATGTGGCAGGGCGAGCAGGAGAGGGCTCGAGCCCCGACGACCATTGCCTGCGGTCACACCCACCCCGTGTCCATTCTGTATCAAAAGGGGTGTCCTGCATGTGAGATGAAGACAAAGCAGGTACCCACGAGAGAAGTTTCCAAAGTTATAGATTTGGGGTTCTAGATATGTAGATGGCGCTCACAAAGGCTCAGCTACTCCTGAAGTCCATGAATGACTTCTACTCGGTCCCCGAGAATGCCAGAATCTTCACGGACATCGTCTCTGGTACCAAGGGTGGCGTGTCCCTTCGTTCCATAGAGAGGTTCATCACGACGTATTCCAAGAATACGAACTTCTGTTTCAAGACTACCGGGGGTTCATCGTTTCCCGTGCACCTCAAGTACAAGTCGACGCTTGACGGCTACAGCAAGAAGCTGTTTGACCCGTTTGCCAGATATGAGAGGATAGAATACACCATCCCTGCAACTGGCGCCAAGATCATGACCACCGTTGCCCA